GGATAGAAGAACTGGGCGAGAACGTTCAAATTTTTTGTGGAATAGGAAAGGGCAAAGGAGAATGGCAAAGAGTGCAAAGGATTTCGACAAACTTCGCAAGAAGTTGTTGGAAGGAGCAAAGGAAAAGGGGTTAGACCAGGACTACAAGTTCATGACAACCCTTGAGAGGTATGACACGCAGATCAAGAACCTCAAAAAGTTGGAGGAGGTAATCGAAAACTCCGACACGATAGTTGAAAAAGAATATGTGAAAGGGCGTCCGAACTTCTATGTTCACCCGGCGGTCAAGGAGTACAACAATACTTCCAACTCGGCGAACAGAACGATGGACACCCTTTTAAAAATATTGGCTCAGGCACCCGTCAAGGAACCTGAGGATGAATTTGAAAAGTTCGTGAACTCATGAACTATATCTATCAGTACTATCAGGGGATTAAAGACGGAACCTATACGGTGGGTCTTTGGATCACCCTGATTTATGAATATATCGTCCACGGACTTCAGGATAAAAAGTTTTTCTTTGACCAGAAGAAAGCGAATCACGCAATAGACTTCATCGAAACGTTTTGTCGCCACGCGGAAGGGCCTTTAGCGCCCGGCAAGATAAAACTTGAGTTGTGGCAGAAAGCGTTTCTGAGCATTGTTTTTGGCGTTGTAGATAAACAGGGTAACAGGCAATTCCGGGAGATATTCCTTGTAGTGGGAAGAAAAAACGGAAAGACTTTACTACTTTCGGCTATTGCCGCCTACTGCGCTTTCGCTGATGGGGAGTACGGCGCGAGGATCTATTTCGTTGCTCCCAAATTGGAACAGGCCGAGATCGGGTACAACAATTTTTACCAAATGTGCGACAAGGAACCTTCTTTAAGGAAGAGGGTCAAAAAGAGAAGAACGGATGTTTATATCGAGTCCTCAAACTCTTCTGTGAAACCTTTGGCGTTTAGTGCAAAGAAATCCGATGGTCTGAACATCTCTCTCGGAATATGTGACGAGATCGCAAGTTACTCGGCCAATGGCGGAAACAAATTCTATGAAGTTCTGAAATCTTCTCAGGGAGCAAGAAAACAACCCTTGCTTATCTCAATATCCTCAGCTGGATATGAGAACGAGGGGCCGTACGATGAACTCTTTAAACGCGCTACAAGGCTTTTAAAAGGCGACTCAAGGGAAACAAGGTTTCTTCCTGTTATCTATGCAATTGACGATATTCGACTTTGGAATGACGCGAATGAATGGCAGAAATCCAATCCCAATTTGGGCGTATCTGTCACGCTCGATTATCTTCTTGAGGAACTTGCGGTAGCGGAAGGATCCTTGCAGAAGAAAGCGGAATTTATCGTCAAATACTGCAACGTGAAACAATCATCCAGCCAAGCATTTTTGAACGCGGTGGATGTCGAAAGGGCGTACACCGGAGTGCCGGTTCTTCCTGAGAATTACTCCGAACACTACGCCATGATAGGCATTGACTTGTCTCGCACAACGGACCTCAGCGCGGTGATGTGGCTGGTGCAGAAGAATAACATCATTCACATCTTCGGTAAGTTTTTCATGCCCTCTGAGAAATTGGAAGAGGCAACGGCGAGAGATAACCTTCCGTATAACATCTACGTCCAAAGGGGATTTTTACAGCTCTCCGGGGCGAACGTGATTGATTATCAGGATTGTTATGACTACATCACGAACATCATCAATCACTACCACTTGTATCCCTTGAGAGTTATGTACGATAGGTACTCGGCTCAATACCTGATAAAAGACCTTGAGTCCTTCGGATGCCTTACAGATGACTGCACACAGGGCTATAACATGACGCCCGGTATCGCAGAGTTTGAGGGCATGATAAAAGACGGAAGAATTGACATAGGAGACAACGATCTCCTGAAAGTTCACTTACTCAACGCGGCTTTAAAAATGGAAAGCCAGACGGAGAGGGTGAAACTGGTAAAAATATCGCAAACAGACCATATAGACGGAATGGCGGCAATCATCGATGCCATGATAGGCAGACAGAAGTATTGGGCGGAAGATGGTCAACGCTTACAAAACATGAGGTAAAAACATGGGACTTTTTGAACTTCTCTTTCCCAAGAAAGAAAGGTATGTGGGCGGCAACACTTTTAAGACGCTGACCGCCTATGAACCGCACTTCACAACGTGGCAAGGGGAACTATACGAACAGGAGCTTGTGAGAGCGTCCATTGATGCTATCGCAAGGTATTGTTCAAAACTTCAAGTCGAATGGAGAGGACCGGGCAACCCTTCGTTACAGAAGAAACTCAAGAGGGCACCCTCTGAATGGAGTACCTGGTCACAGTTTCTTTATAGGCTTGCCACCATACTCTATACGCAGAATACGGCGGTCATTGTTCCGGTAATCAACCGTTACGGCGAAACAACGGGAATTTATCCCATCTACCCAAGACGGTGCGAACTTTCGGAATATCAGGGAGTGGTTTATCTGAGAATCGAGTTCCATGACGGACAGAGGGCTGCGGTTGAATTAGAAAAATGCGGCATTATGACCCGTTTTCAGATGAAATCCGATTTCTTTGGAGACAAATCTCAGTCGCTCGGGCCTACGCTCGATTTGATTCATTTGCAGAACCAGGCAATCAAAGAGGGCGTAAAGAACAGTTCGACATACCGCTTCATGGCGACTATCACGAACTTCACCAACTCGGCTGACCTTGCCGCTGAAAGAAAAAGATTCACGGAATACAACCTCGCAAGTGATGAAGATAACTCAGGTTTCCTCTTGTTCCCGAACACCTATAAAGACGTTAAACAGATCGAGAGCAAACCTTATGTGGTAGACGCCGCTCAGCAGAAACTCATTCAGACCAACGTTTTTGACTACTTCGGAGTGAATGAGAAGATCATTCAGAATAGCGCCACCGCAGAGGAAATCGATGCGTTCTATGCGGGTGCCGTAGAACCCTTCGCTATTCAGCTGGCGGAGGTTCTTACAAATATGCTGATTTCCGATACTGAGAGGTCTTACGGAAACATTATCGAAGTATCTTCCAACAGACTTTCCAACATGAGTATCGGAAACAAGATCAAACTTGCGAACGCTATGGCCGACAGAGGTCTTGCCATGATTGATGAGATCAGGGAACTCTTCAATATGCCGCCTCTCCCCGACGGAGAAGGGCAGAAGTCGCCTATCCGTGGCGAATACTATTTCGTCCAGGAAGGCAAACCGAGTTATGTCGGGCCGCAACAAAATCCAACTACAGAAGATACAGAAGAGGAGGACGAAGATGCCTTACCTACCGAATGAGAGAGAATATCGTTCCATACCCCTTGAAAGGATGCTAGGGAACGAAGAAAAAGAATATCGAGTGAGCGGGTATGCGACCACTTTCAGTGATCCATACACGCTCTTTTCTTATGAGGGAATCGATTACAAGGAGCAGATTGATCCTAACGCAATCGATGCCGACACGGATATGTCTGATGTTATTTTCCAGTATGACCATTCAGGGATGGTGTTCGCGAGAATGTCCAACGGAACCCTGAAACTCTCAACAGATGAGCATGGTCTGAAAGTTGAAGCAGACTTATCCAAAACAAGTGATGCCCGGAATATGTTTGAGAACATTGATTCCGGCATGGTGAAAGAAATGTCTTGGGCGTTCACGGTAGACCGGAACGAGTATGACGAAACCAACCATATTAGAACGATACGCCATATAAAGCGCATATATGACGTAAGCGCCGTTTCGTTACCCGCGAACCCCAACACAGATATTGCTGCCGCCCGTTCCTACATAGACGGAGAGATCGAGAAGGCGAAGGAGGAGTTCCTTAAGAGGGAGCAGCAGAAGAAACGGATCAGGTTACTGATCGACACAAGGAGATAATCATGGAACTGAAAACAACGTCCAGCGAAGAGCTGGAAGAGAGACTTTCCGAGATCCGTGGACTTCTTGATTCTCCTGAGGCAGACCTCGACTCTCTTGATGAAGAGGTAAGGTCTATCAACGAAGAACTTGAAAAAAGAAGTCAGGAACAGGAAAAAAGGTCCGCGATCCTCGACAAGATTTCCGAGGGTGAGGGCAAATCCGTAGAAACATTTGAAGCAGAAGAAAGAAAGGAATCCGTCATGGATATCAAAGAGTTCAGAAACACTGATAAGTACATTGACCTCTATGCAGAGGCCGTTAAGAGCGGAGACGATAGCGAACTCCGCGCAGCACTTCTTTCCGAGAACGTAGAGGGCGATGTTGCCGTTCCTACTTTCGTAGAAGAGGGAGTCCGTACCGCTTGGGAGCGTGATGAGATCATGCGTTATGTTCCGAAGCTCGACGGAGTTGGCAACTACAAGGTGAACTTTGAGCTGAGCGCAAGTGACGCAGTTGTTCACACCGAGGGCGGCGACCCGGTTGATGAGGAAACTCTGACACTCGGAACAGTCGAGATCAAGCCCGAATATATTAAAAAGTGGAAGGGCGTTTCCAAACAGGTACTTGGTTTCCGTGGCAGACGTTTCCTCGACTATCTGTATGACGAAATCGGCTATCGCGTAATCAAGAAAGCGGCATCCCGCCTTATCGGACAGATCGCCGGTCTTCCTCAGACCGCTACCGCGTCTTCTCCGTCCGCTGGTGCTATCACCGCCGCTCCCGCTCTTGGCGTAGTTGCTCAGCTTGAAGGACTTATCACAGGTGAGGCCGGCAGCAAGGTTCTCATCATGAACCCGCAGACAAAGGCCGCTTTCAAGGCTGCCGTTTACAGCGGTCAGTTCTACGCAGACCCGTTTGAGGGATATGACGTAATCACCACCGATGCACTCCCGGCATACTCCGCAGCTGCTTCCGGTGCCGTTTACGCAATCCTCGGCGACCTCCGCAACGGAACGATCGCAACCGCTCCGAACGGTGACGGCATTGAGTACACCTTCGACCCCTACACCCAGAAGAAAGCAAACATTGTTGAAATTCTCGGTGAGTGGTTCCTCGGAACTGGCGTTGTCGCAGACAAACACTTCGCTCTTCTCAAGAAGGCGTAATAAGACTAAAAGGGGCGGAGAAATCCGCCCCACTTTTTAAGGAGAAATCGCTATGGCAGAGATGCTGCAATTAACGAAGATCGCTATGAGAATAACGGTTACGGCGTATGACCCGGAAATCGAGCTTCTCATTAACGCAGCTTGTGCGGACTTGGGGATTGTCGGTGTTACGGCAACTTCCGAGACTACCGACCCTCTGTTGCAACAGGCGATCATTACTTATGTGAGGATGAACTTCGGAACACCTGAGGATTATGAAGATTTGAAGAGATCCTACGATGAACAGAAGGCTCAACTCATATCAAACAGTAACTATGGACTCGCAGACTGGGAGGGGAACGAATGATAAGGGCGACTGTAATTACCCTTGTTCCCGAAGAACCGAGAGGCGTTTTTGAAGAGATCCCTGACAACGCGAGAGAAATCTTTGCCGAGATAAGAAGCGTCAGAAATAACGAGTTTTATCAGGCTTTGGCTCAGGGTATCGAACCTTCATTTATCTTTCGCCTAACGGATTACTCAGAGTACCAGGGCGAGAAATTGTGTATCTACAACGGACAGTACTATCGGATCATCAGGACTTACACTCCCGTAAACGGTCAGGTAATCGACTTGACCGTACAGAAGGTGGATAAGTTTGTGGGAGGTGGCGGAACATGACGATTGAAGATTTAGCGAACGGATTGAACGCTCTTAAAGAGGGCTTGCGGTTTGTTCACTTCGGATGGTCACCCGCTCCCGACCATGAATATGGGGTCTATGCGGAAGACGATGAAAGTTACTTCAGAGCGAATAACCGTCATTCCGAAAAGACTACCATCGTCTACATTTCCCTCTACACAAAGGATGATACCGGAGCAACAAAAGAGTTAATAGAAAACTATTTCAACACTTTGGCAGACGGTGGTCCTTATGTGTTCGGGTGGTATCTCAACACCGCCCAATATGAAGAGGAAATGGGATATATCCACTACGAATGGGTAACGGAGTTCTGTTAATGCCTACAAGAATCAATTATTCAGAACTTGATAAGTTCGCGGACAGAATGGCGAAAGTCCCGAAGAAGATAGTACCGATCATGCGCCATACCGTTTATTCAGGAACCGCAATTGTTATTAAGCACGTTAAGGAGCAATTGAAGATTGCTGAGTTAGGGCATGGCGATCCTAGAAACACAAAACATCTTGTAGATGAACTGAAGTCAGACAAGATCGAGTCAAATGCGAACGAGTCCGCGACTAACGTTCATTTCATGGGTTACGATACCGTCCCCCATCACAGAAGGGGCGGAACCGAACCGGGTAAACCGCAACCCCTAAAAGCGGCGACCCTTGAGAGTGGAAGGGCGGAATATACCCGTAAAGACGGGGTAAGAGTTCCTCCCATAAAGGCCACTCATTTTTATACGAAAGCCATGAATAAGTCCCGAAACCATGCCAAAGAGGTCATGGATAAGGAGTTTAATGAATGGCTTGAAAATGCAGTTAACGAAGGAGATTAAAATATGGCAAACGTAGGAACTGGTTTCTCCAAACCTTATGTTGCTCTCTATTCCAATAGCAACGGAACCAACGCTTACACAAGCGGTCAGGTCCTTGCAAGGGGCGTTGAAGTTTCTGTCGACCCCGATACCGTTGACGACAACAACTTCTACGCTGACAATATCGTTGCTGAGACTGAGAACGGCATTGTCTCCGGTGGTGAGATCACGCTGACAGTTGACGGGCTTGACGCGGCAGCGAGACGCCTGATCTATGGGCTTCCCGAGGCAACAGACGGATGGGTAGCGTTTGGCGACGAGGCAACACATCCTTATTGCGCGGTTGGTTTCATCTTCCGCACAATGATGAACGGTGTTACAAGTTACTTCCCTGTGGTATTCCCGAAGTGCAAGTTTCAGCCCTATGGCGAGGAAATGGCAACACAGGAAGACCAGATCGACTGGCAGACGATGGAACTCACGGCGAATTTCATGAGAGATGACACCGCGTCCCATAACTGGAAGTATACTTCCGACACAGGCTACAACACGGAAACCGCAGCAGAGGATGCTCTTAAAACTTTCCTGAACATCTAAGGAGGAATAAATGGTCACGATTCTTGGCAAGGAATATGAATTTCGACTTACTTTGTGGGCTAAAGACCAGTTGGAAAAAACATACGGTTCTTTCAAACTTCAGGACCTTCTTGAAGTGGAAAGTGACAAAGAACTGTATGAGAGAATCATCGGAATAGCAAGGATCCTTATTCAAGCGGCAAATCTTCGTTCCAAACAGAACATCGAGGCGTTTCTTGAAGAAAAGGACCTTCCGTCCCCTGATTGCTGGTTGTTCATGGAGGACCGTGAGGTAGGCGACATTGTGAAAGCGATAACAGACGCTTATATCAAGTCGCACAACATCTCAGTCGAAGTTCAGCCGGACCCAAAAGACGAGGCCACGCAGTAAAAATCACTACTGCGTGGCTTATCGGTTCAGGTATGAAAACAGGCCTGTCTTACCCTGAAACAGTCGCAAGGACGGAAGGGGAGATAATGAACATGATTGCCTGTTGGCTGATCGCGCAAGGCGCGAAACAAAAGTTTACTTATAACGCAAATAACTTCATGGAATTAATGAGGATGAAATAAATGGCGGGATCTATTTCCACTAGAATATTGTTATCGGGCGGTAAAGAGTTCGCCAGCCAATTCAAGACTATTGCGTCCAACGTCAAAGAGGCTACCTCCTCCCTTAAATTGCTCGACAAGAGCATGGAGCAGAACGGCACCACGGCAGACGGACTGAGAAACAGAATCAGTCAGCTGACGAGGGTGTATGACCTTCATGAGAGCGCGATAAACCTCATCGAAAACCGAATGAGGGAAATGGCCGCTACCGGGAAACTCACCGAGCAGCAGCAAGCTGAATTTACCAACGAAATAAACAACCACCGTATCGCTCAGAGGGAAGTCGCTGACCAACTGTCGGTAACTACGGAACAGTTGGAACGTTTGGGAACACAAACGGACGATACCGAGAAAGAGATGCGCGAACTTGGGAGCGAAACCAAAGACGCGGGGAAAACACTCGGGGATGACTTCCCAAACGATACGGCAAAATCCATCGTCAAGTTACAAGAACTTGTAAAAGTCGCCAAAACAGTAGGCAAGTGGATTTGGAACGTTGGCAAGGACGCGGTAGAGTACAACGCGGAAATGGAAAGATATTCCGCGACGATCTCCGCGTTCTTTAGAACTTCGGGTCAGGGAGCAGAAGAGGCTCAGCACAACACCGAGGTTTTGATTCAGAACCAGAAGGACCTTGCAACGCAGATTGGTATCGGGGCGGACGTTCTCATTGATGCCAACAAGATGCTGATTGCATCGGGGATAAACGGAACAAGGTCACAACAGGCGGTATCTTCTTTAGCGAAAGCAATTGTCGCCACCGGCGGGGGAAATGATGAACTCACCCGTATGGTCCAGAACTTACAACAGATACAGAACGTAGGAAAAGCGTCCGCCACCGACATGAAACAGTTTGGTATGGCGGGCGTTGATGTTTATTCTCTCCTTGCGGACTCTACGGGCAAGACCGTTGAAGAACTCAAGAAGATGGACATCACCTTCGATATGATTGTTGACGCCCTCAACGTTGCTACTCAGGAAGGCGGAAAATTCTTTGAGGCATCACAGGTTGGCGCTACAACTCTTGAAGGAAAATACAACGTACTAAAGACTACCATCAGAGACGGACTTGGAACGGCGTTTCAGCCTTTCAATGATACCCTGAGAGATGAAATTATCCCCAAAGCGCAAGAACTTGCCGAGGGAATAGACTGGGAAGCTCTTGGCGTTATGATGTCGGACGCGGCTGAGTTGGCCGCTACAACTTTCGGGACTCTTGCAGAGACCATCGGCGTAGTCGCCGAAGCGTATGTCACCATCAAGGAAGCAATTGATGACTGGGGCAACGTGAGCGAACGCGTCACCAACGATGTATCACAGGGATATATCGGAATGGCGGGGTCCTTTAAGAAGGCATACGACAACGAGTTGAGGTTCTCGCAAGGAACCGTGCCGGTTGTAAGGAACGTCAGGGACATGACCTCACAGGTCAACCAATCCATAGCAGGTATCCCTACATCCATCGACAGACAGTACGGTCCTACACAATCAGCTTCAACACGTTTAGGCCAGGCGGCAAAGAGCGGTGTCTCAGGATTATCCAGTGAGATGTCAGGATACGGAAGTGAGGCCGGTTCAGGCTTCGCGAGTGGATTGAGCGGGTCAATCGGCACGATCCAAAGGGCCGCGTCTTCGGCTGCCGCTGCGGTACGCAGATATATGCACTTCTCCCGTCCTGACGAAGGACCCTTGAGGGATTACGAGGAGTGGATGCCTCACATGATGGAAGGATTGGCAAAAGGCATTGACGATAACGTGTGGAAAGTGCAGAGAGCTGCTTCTAATGCTGCCGGCGCTATGGCTGCCGCTACAAACTATTCAACAACAAACTTTAATGGCGGTATCAACCTTACTGTGAACGCAGCACCGGGAATGAATGAGAATCAGATCGCGGATGTAGTCATGGCGAGGATGCAAGAAGCTACAAGGAGGAAACAGGCGGTATGGCAGTAAACTATTTCATATACAACGGACATTCCTCCGAGGAGTTCAACATCAAAGTAGAAAAATGGCCTAACTTGGAAGTGCCGACAAGAGTAGTGGAGAAGGTTTCCGTTCCCGGAAGGAATGGCGACCTTCTTTTGGATACCGGGGCATTTTCAAATGTCGAAATGGAATACGAAATCTATTTCAACGCCAAAAAAGAGGGCTTTTTTGAGATTTCAAAGGACATTTTAAGGTGGTTGCTTAGTTCAAGGGGATATTTAAGACTTGAGGACAGTTATGACCCGGACATATACAGAATGGCATTACTTGCCGACCAGGAGAGACTAAAGGACTTCATGGGGTATATGGGGAGAACAACTGTTAAGTTCGATTGCAAACCTCAGAGATGGCTGAAGAGTGGGGAATACGAACAAACCTTGACTTCCGGCGAGACAATCAACAACTCATGGATGCCTTGCTATCCAATCTTTTCTTTAACAGGGAGCGGTACCCTCACGGTCAACGGAAACTCCATCGCTATCTCCAACAATCTCAACAAGACCATCGTTATCGACTGCGAGACTCAAAACGCATACACAGGCACAGAGAATCGAAACTCCGATATTCGGATAACGGGAGACTTCCCTTATCTTGAATCGGGGGAAAACGAAATTACATTTAACAACGCATCATGCACAATGGTGCCGAGGTGGTGGACACTATAATGAAACCTATTCTGTATTCATCTACCGCAACTTCATTTAATAATCAGGGCTTGGGAGTGCTTTCTGACGCCGTATCTTGCACAGTAGTGGAGGAGCGCAACGGAGAGTATGAACTGACCCTACAATATCCTGTTGGAGGAATACACTATTCCGAGATAGAGGACAGGGCAATCATAATGGCGATACCCTCTCCGTATCGTACTCCGCAACCCTTCAGGATATATTCCATCGAATCTCCCTTGAACGGGATAGTCACGATTCACGCTCATCATATCTCCTATGACCTTTCAGGGATTCCTGTTTCGCCTTTTACGGCGGGGACTTGTAAGGCGGCTTTGAGTGGATTGGTCACACATTCAGCGGTCACCAATCCTTTCTCCGCAGACACAGATAAATTGGTCACAGGGAACTATACCTTGAAAGTACCAACTTCCTTTAGGGCGTGTTTAGGAGGCCAGGAAGGCTCAATTCTGGACGTGTACGGCAAGGGAGAATATGAGTTCGATAAGTTCAATATCTATCTCCACTTGAACCGTGGTTCAGACAATGGCGTAAAGTTCGCTTATGGAGTGAACATAACCGACTTCAACATGGAGAGAAACCTTGAGAGCGTTGTCACGGGGATTTACCCATATTGGGCGAACGTGGACGGCGACGAGCTTGTTGAGTTGGATGAAAAGATAATCGAGATTTATGACCCGAACAATCCAACCTACCTCCTTGAAGCGGGCGGTGCATATCTCACAGACTCCAATGGAAACTATCTCACCGCACAAACACCATTCTCATTCAACAATGTTCTTCCTTTGGACTTATCCTCCGAATTTGAAGAAGCACCTACTCAAGAACAACTCAAAGAGAGAGCCGAGAAATACATCTCTGACAATGGACTTGGCGCGCCCAAAGTTTCCATCGAGGTATCTTTCGTTCACTTGGGACAGACCGCTGAATACTCTTACCTGAAAGAAGTGGAGAAGTGCGACCTCTGTGATACGGTCACGGTGGAGTTTCCTCTTTATGGAATCTCTGTTAAAGCAAAGATTATCGCAATTGAAACGGATGTTCTTTTGGAGAGATATAACTCCGTGCAGATAGGCGACCCGCGCTCCACGATTGCCGACACGATTGCCGGACTTACGTTGACCAGTGCTACCAAGACGGAGGTGCAGATGGGAAACCAAAAGGCTGCGGATGTTATCAATAACACCAAAGGAACATGGGAATGGATTGATAACGGTGACGGAACGAACGGCGGTGCTACTGTCTATGATGCAGACGGAAACGGACTTCTCCGCATAACTGCGGGCGGAATGGGAATATCACAGGATGGCGGTCTTACTTACACCAACGCAATCACAAGGGACGGCGTTCTCGCGTCAAAACTGTCGGTTCAGCAGAACGGTGTTGTTCTTCTGGACGCGGATTCCGAGAGCGACACGGAAGTACATCTGTTCATGTATCATCCGACTTCAGAGAAAAAAGTCTTTGCCGTCCAAGCGTATAAGCAAGACTACAACAACGTGGAGTGGTCAGGGATGAACCTTTATGAGCCTCATAAGGGATTTCCGTGGTTACAAGCTACGGCGACCTATTCTCCCGTTTACCAAACCACGAACTCCGATTTCAGGTTGAGAAACGTTGACAACGTTGATGCCGACTTGGATATTCAGGTATGGCAAAGTTCCAACTACGGCGCAAGCGGTAAGATAGCGTTTTATAGCGGAAAAGAGGACAACGGCGGCAAAAAGATTTCAAGAGAGATATTAGGGCTTCACCATCAGGGCGATAACTGCTGGATGACATTCTTTGACGGCACGAACCGAAGAACGCTTCGACTGTATGACATTACAGTTGGCGGCACAACATATCACGTTTTGGGGAGCATAGAATGACATTAACAAAACAGGAAGTAAGGGCAATTCTTACAACATTGGAGAAGATAGAAGTGAGGGGGTTCGACAACATGAACTCCCTCATGGCATTGATTCAATTCATCAAGAGCAAGGAGGCGGAAGATGGCAGGGTATCAACTGAGCAAAACGGGACCGCAGATTAACCAGATACTCCAGGACGTAGGCGAATTGCAAAGCGCACTAGATGGCAAGGTGAACACAACAGATATTGCCACAACATCCGATCTCGGACTTGTGAAGCCTGATGGAACATCCATCACGATAGATGAAGACGGAACGATTCACTCTGTCGGTGGTGGAGAAATAACATTCACCAAGACGAGTACGGTCACTACTGTAAACAGTTTCAAAGCAAGGGTTGTTGATGGGTTTATCATCATCTCCTATGCGTTTGGTGTTGCATCGGTAACTTCAGGAACGTGGGTGACATTGGGAACGTTAAGCCAAGCACCATCAGCAAGGGGTGCAAGACAAAATGCTGTAAGGACTTTCAACGGAACTTATGCCGGAATGACAGTACTTGAAACGGATGGGCGATTCATGTTTTATCCCACACAATCATTTTCCAAAAACGACCTTGAAGGCTCATATATCTGTATTCTTTAAGGAGGGAGAAAAATGACATTAGACTTGACTACAATCTCCGTCCTGATCGGTGTGATCGGAGGCATCCTCGGCATTCTGAATCAAATCTCCACCATGCGTAAGCAACAGGATGAGGCTCTTCGGAATCAGGCAACAAGAGATAAAGAGATGGATGATCGCATGAAGAGGATAGAGGAACGGCTCGACTCACACAATTCGTATGCGAAAAAATTTGCGTCCCTCACCGAAGCGATAGTGGAAATGAAGACCGACATCAAGTGGATAAAGGAGCAGAAGTGATGGCGTTTACTACACATGACAATGCACCCTATCTGTATCGCAGAAGCGGTGGCGGTGGGGATAAAGAGATTGACAAGTTAGTCGGTGGCACGATTGCGTGGAATCAGTTATTCCAATCTGGAGCAAATGAAGTTAATTCAAACGCCGGAACTAAAACGTATGACAGTACAACAAACACTTTTACCGTTACAAATTCAACATCAGTATCGTGGCTCGGTGTTTATACTCCACGAGCAAACATTTTATCGACTCCGAACCATAAATATCTGATTTTTGTCAAAGCAACTAATACACTTGCTACAAATCTGATGTTTGGTACAGATACTTCTTACAAGGTACAGAGCGGTTTCACGGCAAACACCGAAAAAGCGTGCTCCGCAGTCATAAGCCCAACCAATAGTGGCTCGTTTATCTTCTACTTTAACAATGCAAGTTCCGTAAAATTCAGAGACATTCAGATATTCGACCTCACCCTCATGTTTGGTTCTACCATCGCAGATTACGTCTACTCGCTTGAGCAATCCTCACAGGGTAGCGGACTCGCATGGCTGCGGAGTTACGGATTCTTCACGGAAGACTACTATGACTACAATAGTGGCGAACTCAAGAGCGTGAGCAACCTCGTCAGCCATGATATGACAGGGTTCAATCTGTGGGATGAGGAGTGGGAAGGCGGTACGATAAACACAAGCACGGGAGTAAATTCCGATGTTGGCTTAAATACGAACATCCGAAGCACCAACTTTATATCAGCGTTACCGAATACAGAGTATTATTTTTGCCGTCAAAATTTTAACGGAAACATCTTTGAGTACGACAACGGCAAAAATTTCATCCGTGTTGTTCCATCGCCTACAACCTTTACAACCGCCGCAAACACTAGATTTTTGAGGTTCTATATGGGGACGGCGTATGGCAACACTTACAACCACGACATTTGCATCAACTTCTCTTCATCTCGCAACGGAGAGTACGAACCCTACACTCTCCATTCCTATCCTCTCGGAGATGTGACCTTGCGAGGATTGCCTAAACTCAACGGCAACGCACTCTACTATGACGGAGATAGTTATGAGAGCAACGGCACGGTGACACGGAAGTATGGAATTGTTACCTTGAATGGGTCAGAATCATGGGGAATGAATGTCACTTCGCACAATGGATATGTTTCCATGAACTCTGTTAAAAGAGTCTCTGATTATAAATTGAGCATGGTATCGAGTTATTTACCTGTTGAGAGACAGGCGAGAGACCGATCTACTTCTGAAATGCCATCATGGGTTAGTGCATACTACAACAATAGTGTTAGCGTAGGTCAAAACTGGATATATGTGCATATTGACGGAATTACGACCGTTGATGATTTGAAGGCGTATTTGGCGAATAAACCGCTGGCGGTTGTCTACGAACTTGCCTCACCCACCACGGAAACCGCTGACACCTACACCAATCCTCAATGGGTAGACCCGAACGGAGCGGAGAGGTACACTCTTTCCTCTAATGCTTTCCCCATGCCTGTCGGTCATGAGACTACCTAGAACACGGACATGGGTAGCAAGACGGTGAACACGCAAGTGAACCTCTCCATGACAGAACCGTCCGTGAGACAGATTTACGCAAAAGAGGGAGACACGGCAAGGGTGCTGAACATCCATTTAGATCAGACGGAAGAGGACGGAACGCTTCGCATCTTGCGACCCGACGGAACGGAAGTGACCACAGATGCGGTGCTTGTTCCCGAATTCTACGATGGATTGATGGCAGAGATACCGCCCGATGCAACTTCCGTAGTCGGCAAATGCTACTGTGATGTGGAGCAAAACGGAGTGAGTTCCATGCCGTTCACGCTGAATGTGAAAAAGAATGAGAGGGAATCATGACTACTACAGTATCAATCACGCAAGACCTCACCGTTCCTGTCCGTCAAGTTATCTATAGCAAAGTAGGCGATACCTCACGCTATGTGGAAGTCACCTTATTCAATGACGGAGTAGCGTGGGAAGTGCCAAGCGGTGCGACCGCATCCGTCCATGCGGAACAGATGGATGAAACCTATGTGGAGAGTTCGACCTCGACCATAGACGGAAACACCATCACCGCATTACTCCCGACCTACACCTGCGAGGGAACTACGCCCACGGAGATAGCCATCGTGAGCGGTGGACAGACCGTAGCGACCTTTGACTTCTATGTGGAAGTCTTAAAATCAGCATAAAGGAGATATGACTATGTTACTTTCCAACAAGACCTATGATATTTTGGCTTTCATCGGCAGAGTGGCTCTTCCTGCTCTGTCCGTACTGTATGCAACCCTCGGTGAGATATGGCATCTTCCGTTTACAAAGGAAATCCCTCTCACCATCACGGCAATCGACCTGTTCTTGAACTCTCTCCTTGGCATCTCTTCCAACAACTACTACAAGAAAGACGGCTCTCTCCCAATGCCCGAAGACGAAACAGAAGTAGACAACAACGAGGTGGGCGAGGGATGAACTTCATCTATCCTTTGAGCAGATACATCAAGATAACCCAGGTCTATTGGAGCGGACATTTAGGAGTGGACTTCGGTTGGAATGATGGGGCGTACTGCAATCAGCCAATCGTAGCAATCGAGGACGGCACGGTAGTCGGGTGCGCTGACGGATATGGCAACACTTACCCGAACAAACGCATCTACGGAAACTACGTCAACATCTCCCACGGCAACGGTTGGTACTCCATGTACGGACACCTCTTGAAAGGCATCACCGTTACCAAAGGGCAGACAGTCCGCAAGGGACAAGTGATAGGCTACATGGGGAACACAGGCTACTCAAACGGTCAACATCTGCACTTTGAACTGCGCAAGGGAGCGAACGCAAAGGCGAACAGTATCGACCCTTTGGATTATCTCTATGTAGAAGATAAAAGTATCTATGTGAATCCAGCTTCAAAGGAGTACGGGAGAATCAGATACAGGCAGGTATCTCCTGTGGATCCTGTTGCAAGAGACATAACCCGTGACCAGATATTGGTTGACCTGGACTTCCTCAATTGCCGGAACGGGGCGGGGACGGACAAGGAGAGATTGGGATTCCTTGCGAGAGGTTACTACAATGTCCTGAACACGGAAGATTATCAGGGATATACCTGGTACAATATCGACAAAGACAAATGGTGTGCCGGTGTAAGTGGAGTAACATTCTATAAGGCATCCGCTCCTCAGACGTACAAGATTCTGTTCCCGTATGTGAGCGAAGGGGACAGGGACGATCTGCTGGATATGGCAGAAGAAAAGCAGCTGCGAGTGATTGTCGAGAAAAACTGAATAAGAATCTCATGCTAAAAGACCACCGGGGATTTACTCCTTTCCACTCGGTGGTCTTTTTTATTTGGTGTGTATCATGGTGTGTATTAGGTGTGTATTAATAATT